AGAATCGCCTGTGCTGCGTCAAAAATCAAAGTGACATTAACTTTAATACATTCCTGTGAGAGCATCTTACAAGCGATTAGGCCATCCGGAGAGCAAGGTACTTTCACAGTGCATACATCACCAAACTTTTCATGAAGTCTAAACCCTTCCTCAAGCATAGCACTAGCATCACCAACCACTTCCATACTTATATCCTTAACACCAAGATCTTTAATTGTTTGATATACGTCCTCTGGATTCCTACCACTCTTCATAATCAATGTAGGATTTGTTGTTACACCATCGACCAATCCTGTAAGAAAATATTTTTCTATTAGATCAGTATCTGCAGTGTCTAAAAAGATTCGCATAAGATTATCTAAATTACAATGGTATATATCGTAGCATAAAAAAAATCCCTCTGCAAATGAGAGGGATTCATAATATTTGGTTTATATCATTTTATTGTAGAACCTCCCTACATATACGTTTACAAGTTGCCTGATCATCATCACATTCGATTAAGCACTCGTAGTATTCTGTAAGTAAAGTGTCTTGTTCATCTTCGTATGAACCTGCTAGTTGATTATATGAAATTAAGTTGTGCATAATACCTCCAATAGAGAACGATAATAAAGAAAAAGATTTCAGATCATCTGTTTCAACCCTAATTCTACTACTATTTAGTTAGGAGATCAACACAAAAGCATTTTAGTTAACAAAAAGAAATGCCTACGAGTTTATACCTATCTACCTTGTCTAGATTTATTACGGATGGTAATATAATTTTTTTCAATTGAAATATCAAGATAATCTCTATGATCCCACCCAAGTTTTGCATATAATTTATCTAGTTTCTTCATATCGTCCCAAAGATCAGTAGGAGTTGGTTCTCCCCAGAAAGGATTTTCATCTGGTTCACTCATACAGCCTCTTTTTTAGTATATATTTGAAAACCAAATGTATTCTCATCACTTGAATCAGATAAATCTATACCACAATCCTCTGCATACTCAGAAATAGCATCATCAACCTGATCAAACAGACAGTCAAATGTCATTCTTCTACGCAAATCATTTGCAATATTATCAACATGTTGATCATTTAAATCAACACCAGATGGTCTTGTTTTAACTAATTTGTTAAGATCAATAGTGATCTTACAGTCATTGTAAATTGCCATGATTAATGTGGATTAAATTTGTAAAGATAATAAATTGCAAGAATTACTACAATTAAAATAATTGAAAAGAAAAGTATCATAATTATTACGAACTACATGAACATTCTATATCACCAATCAGGATATGTCCAGTCTCCTATGTCACTTTTTCTACTGGACTTAATTCTTTTTATAGTACACTCCTTACATTCATAAGAATATGATGATAAAAGATTCATATTTTTTCTTGTTCTATAAAAACCATTTAAAAGATTTTTTCTCTCTCGACAAACTCTACATATCCTCTCTTCTAATAAAAGATGAGCCAGTTTTAATTGTTCTTCTAATTCCATGCAATAAAAAAGAGACCCTGTATTAATTAGGGTCTCTTAAAATTTTAAATTTTAAATTAGAGTGCGTTACCTCTTGGTAATACCTCTTCTGGGAACACGAAGTTCTCATGTGGTTGATCGACAGATGACATCCATGCTCTCATACCTTCGTTTAAAAGAATGTTCTTTGTATAGAAAGTCTCAAACTCTGGATCTTCTGCTGCTCTTATCTCTTGAGATACAAAGTCGTATGCTCTGAGGTTAAGTGCAAGACCTACGAT